CTTCCGATCTGGGCCGGGAGACGTTCTGATTATGCGTTGCGAGACAAAGGAGCCGATGCACGCCGCAGGTCTCCTGCCTGACGAGCGAATTTTGCACCAGCGTCAGAACTCTTTGAGTGCGGTGGAGCCATTAGGGCGATACTATGTCTCTAGAGTTTCGGCGGTCTTCAGGTATGCAGCAGACCGTCCGGCTGCTAGGTGATTTAGGCGAGCGATACGGTGCTGAACACGAGTATTACAACCTGAAATCACCGGCAGAAGCGATCAAGCTGCTTTGCATCAATAAGCCTGAATTTATGCAAGAGCTTTGCGAAGCTCATGAGCACGGGATTGGTTATCGGGTCATTCAGGCTGGAACGGATCTTGATTATCCCGATTTAGCGCTGCCGCTTGGTAGCCATGATCTGATCGTGACGCCGGTTGTGACAGGTAGCGGTGGGGGCGGAGGCGTCGGAAGAATTTTGGCAGGTGTTGGTTTAATTGCTGCCGCAATCGTTCTTGGTCCAGCGGCTGGTGGTTTTATTGGTTTGGGCCTTGGTCTTGGTAGCGCAGCTGGCGCAGGAATTATTACCGGCTTAGCTGCTACTGCTGTAGGTGCAATTGGTGCCAGTTTGGTTCTTGGCGGCATAAGCGAAATCATTGCGCCGCAGCCGGTCATCCCAAACTTGAGAGGTTCGTTTGCCAGCAATAGATTTTTATCAGCTGAGTCCACCAGCACCGACGGTCCGCAGTCAGTGACTAGGGGCCTTGATGGTCGTCAGTCTTATGCGTACACAGGGGCTGCAAATACTGTGGGTGTTGGCGCGGTCATCCCGGTTGCTTACGGGGAGGTCTTATCAGGCAGCCATCTGCTTTCTGCGACCGTAGAAGTAGCAGACGACTCAGACCCTTTGAAGACCGCGATTAAGGCTCCAGGTCCGCAAACCATATTAATCGGCGGTGAGGTTTTGAACTTTGGCAGTTTTCAAAGCGCTTCAGGTGTTGATGTTCGTCGCACCAATAACACCTTCAGTGCAGACGTAAGCAGAGTAAAGCAAAAAAGGGCGCACATAAGCTTAGTTTCAGGAGCCACCTCAAGTGCTAAAAGCAAACAAGTTGACGAAAGGTCAGGCGCGCGCGACAGTTTTGACTTTGTTTTTGAGTTGCAGGACGGATTGTTTGACCCGGTAAGCGGTGCTGGCAGCACATTAGTTGATGCGTTTTTTACTTATCGTTTGACTATTTTTGGCAATTTTGAAAGCGGGCCTGATCAAGTAATTGGTTCATCTCAAGCAACAGTGCAGGGCTTGCTTTTGGCAAATCAGTCTTACAAGTGGATGCACAGAATGTCACACGGAGATCAAAGCAACCTCAATAAGGTGTTCCCGGAAGTAGAAATCATTGAAGCAAGAGCATTCCCCGGCCAGTCGCTATTTTGGCAAAGCTATGGCTATGAACAATTTGAAAGGTACGGTTGACTTATGGCTCTTAACTCCACCTCTGTAATCAAGATTATCGACCTTCTTTGCGAGGGGCCAATTCAGGGCATTGTTGGCGGGTCTCAGGGGGTTTTTACCGAAGAAACCCCGATCAGCAATTTTTCAAAGAGTGATGTTGACTATAATTTTAGAACTGGTGGTAAAACACAAAGCCGGTTACCCCAAGGATCTCAAGGCACTTTCACTGTCACTGAGGTTGGCGTAGAGGTTGGGAAAAACTATTCAGAAACATTAAACGCAAACAACCAAGTTTTAGCGCGTGATTATGGATCGGGCCAAGTTGTTCGACAGGTTACGGATACAACCGCTGATTTTGTCGAGCTTTTGCTTTCAATCCCTGCCTTGTTTTCTACCGCTAAAGAGGGGTTGGCTTCTGGTCAACTTTTTTCAGCAAAAATTAGATTCATTGTCGATATTCAATCGCAAAGCAGTTCATTTGTCACTAAATACGATAAAACCATCACAGGTGTGTCTACAAGCAATTATCAAGTAAAAACTCCCCGTTTAAGGCTTGACGGCACTGGACCATGGAACATTAGGCTGCGAAAAATAAACCTAGGCGAAGAACATTTTGAGGTAAAATTTAGAAATTTTCAGGATCTAGCCACAAACACGCCATTAGAAGGTTCACGCTCAAATAGATTGTTTTGGACTTCATTGATTGTAAGTATATCCGACACTAAAACATATCCTTTTTCGGCGCTGGTTGGGCTTTCACTATCCACAAGGCAATTCAACAGTGTCCCAACAAGGGCCTACAAGATAAGAGGAAGGATCGTAAGCATTCCTCATAATGCCGTCGTCAATAAAGACGGGAGCTTGAGTTTTAGGGGCACTTTTAATGGCAGCCTGAGGCAGGCATGGACTACATGCCCGGTGTGCTGTTGGCACGACATGCTCACCAACACTCGTTATGGTGCTGGGGATTTTGTTGAAGCGTCAAACATTAGTTGGGTTGATCTTTACCCTCTGGCGCAATACGCGAATCAGACCGTCACAAACCCTGATGGCACAACAGAACCAAGGTTCGCGTGCAACACCATAATCGGCAATCAAGCAGAGGCTTTCAGTGTTTTGCAAGACTTGGCGAGTGTTTTTCGTGGGATGCTTTTTTGGCGTGCCAACACGATCCAAGCAACCGCAGATCATGGCAACCTTGACGGGTCAGATATAAGCCCTGTCCATCTATACACCAACAGCAATGTCATCGGTGGAGCATTCAACTATGAAGGCACATCATTAAAAACACGCAGCACTAGCATTCGCGTCAGATACAACGACCCCGATAATTTTTACAAGTCTAATTTTGTAGTCGTAGAAGACTCTGACTTGATCACAAAGTACGGCAAACAGATCAAGGAAATCATCGCCTTTGGCGCAACCTCAAAGTTTCAAGCGCAGAGGATGGGCCGATGGCTTTTGGCGTCTGAAGAACTTGACGGTGAAATCATCAGTTTTTCAACCGGGCTTCAAGGTGCTGTCGTTTTGCCGGGCCAGGTTTTTGCGGTTTCAGATGAGATGCGCCAAGGCGTGCGGCTAGCGGGCAGGGTAAGCAGTGCCACCACAAGCGCAATCACAGCAGATCAAACCATTGCGTTGCCCGCAGGTTCAAGCCCTACGTTGACTTGCACTCTGGCTGATGGAACGGTTCAGGCCAGAAGCATTAGCAGCGTTTCAGGCGCTGTGATCAATGTGAGTGCGTTTAGCTCTGCACCGCTTGCTCAATCGCTTTGGGCGATTTCAACAACTAGCGTTGAAAATCAAAAATTTAGATGCCTGTCAATCACTGACAACGGTGATGGCACGTATTCAGTCACTGGCGTTCAGCACAATGACAGCATCTACGACACCGCTGATACGGGCACTGACTTGGTGTTTGAGGATGTTACGACATTCAACGACACGCCTGAACCACCTCAAAACTTGGTCTTGACTGCCAGTCAAGTTAAGTCTGGGCAGTCTGTTATCAACAGGATGACAGCGACTTGGTCACGTGCGTTGAATGGGGCTACTTTTGCGTTTGAATTACGCTACAAAATTGGGAGCGGAAATTACAACAATTTTGAAACTACAAACACCAGTTTTGAAATTGACGGCCAGCCCGAAGGTACAAGCATTACTTTTCAAATCCGAGCTGTTGGAGCAGCACCGGTTAGCAAAAAATCAAAGTGGATCTCAACCTCAGTTGTTGTCCCTGACCCTGGCATTGACCCTGACGACCCAAACAAGGTGCTGCTCCCTCCAGACCCTAATGAAGTAACAATCCAACCAACAGGCACTAATCAAGTTCTTCTTAAATGGCAGATACCTACAACGTCGTTAGACAAATCTAAGTTTATCGCAATTATCCGGCACACGCCTATCACTGACGGTTCAGGCACTTGGCCAAACAGCGTGGAGATGGCAAAGATTCAAGCAACAAACAGTCAAGCGGTTTTGCCGATACTGGAAGGTGAATATCTAATCAAGTTTGAGGACGAAACAGGGCAGCGCAGCAGTAACGCAAAAAGCGCCGTTATTGATTTGCCTGATCAACTCCCAAGGTTGACGATTGTAACTAGACGAGAGGATACAGACAGCCCAGAGTTTCAAGGGCAAAAGGATCAAGTCTTATACAATTCAGAGTTTGATGGACTCGTTTTAGATGGGGACGAAGATTTAGATTCCAAAACTGATTTTGACGCTATCGCAGATTTTGATTTCTTTGGGACTCGGCTTCTGTCTGGAGAATACTATTTCAATAGCATTTTAGATTTAGGCGGCAAGTTTAGTGTTGTTTTTGACCGTCGTCTTAAGTCGCGTGGAATTTACCCGTCCGACACTTTTGATGACCGAACTGAAAATATCGATCGCTGGTCGGACTTTGATGGGCTCATCCCAGACGAAACAAGCGCTCAGCTTTACTTAAGAACC